TTTCTTGTTTCAATTGTAAATACGTGAAGATGCGTTTTATCGAAGCACTCTGCCCTCCGGCTCTGTTATACCTGATTTTCCTGGTGGTCCAGCTCGGACTTGATCTTGCGCTTGGTATGTGGGTAACGGCGGGTGTCAAGTTGGTTCTTGGTGCTGCAGTTGTTAAGGTGCTTGATACCTTCTGTGGGATTGGATTGACCCCGGTCTCCTGGTTTTTAGTGGCTAGCCCCTTTGTGATTACGGCTCTTGCGACTGCTGTGGCTATGGGCACCAACTTCGATGAGAATATCTTAATCTTCCTCCAGCCGTCCGATTCGAAGGAGAAGTTCACGACTTCGAACTCAGATGGATCTGTTTCCCGCTTCCTCCAGCCTAATCCCCCCTCGGCTGGTGGACCTCCCGAACCCGGTATCACGCCGGCTACCCAGTCGTGGACTGAAGGAGCTGCAGGGAATAAGTGGGGTGGTTATGATTCGAGCTGGATGCGCGATGCGTCAACATCGGGTGGCACAGCGCTGATCCTCAATAACAGGGTAATTGAGCTTGATATGGGAGGTCCCGGCGATTTCCCCACAGCCGTGACCAAATAGGCGTTTACGTATATCCGCCTGACTAACAGAAATGTGCCTTATTCGAGCCTTCGAGGCTCTCGATCGTTATCTCTCTGCACGCCGCACCGATCGTGGTATGATTACTCGCAAGTATCTGCTCGGCGAGTATACCGAGTTTGATGAGAGCATGACCCATGTGCCTGAGGATTGTATCTACGTGGAGGAGTGGACGAAGGGTGACCGGGTGCGGCGGCGTATTGTGTATGAGCTTGAGGAGATCACGCCGTATATTGGTAACGCTTTTGACAAGATTCGCCGACCTTGGTCTTGGATCGGAGATGCATCGACCGATGTGGATATCACCGCCGCAGTTGAGCCCTATCTGATGCCAGGCAACGACATCCGTCTTGATCTTCTCCTCCTGTTCCTGCGTCCCCACACTCTTATGGAGATTCGGTATGCCAATCCGGCGTCGGGAGAGGAGCGCTTGTTTCCCAACAGTGGAATAAGCATCGGCACCTATGGACCTTCCTAAGAATCCATTCAAAGCTGCGGATCGATTTATTGTTCTCCGCGACAAGTGCCGCCCACAGTCGTGGATAGCATGCATACAACTACTCAGCGACATGATTATCATGCCATTGATTACGTTGTTTTTGATGTTCATTGGAAAGAATGATATGTTTATGGCGCTCGGCACATTGAACGCAGCCTATCGCGCTTGGTCAGAATGGGTCGAGTATAATGAGTTGCTGTTCGAGATGGAAAGAATGAAGATTCGCATGGCTCAAGTGAAAGGACCATTCATTGCCACGAATGACGCGAAATATATGCCTTATGTGTGGGCAGATGCGGTAGTGCGTCACGGGTGAGCACCGTTGTAGCCGTTTGCACCCACCGTGTGGTTTCCAGTAGGGGCGTTAACATATGCCCGCTGAGCAACACCAATACCGCCGTCTGTCAGAGGTCCACCGAATCCGTATCCAACTCCCACTCCGCCCGTGCCTCCGCGCATCGAACGGCGACGACGGGTCTTCCGGCTACGGCGGCGGCGACCTCCGCCATACGCGTTCATCGTAGACGGAGCAGCGTTATAGCCACTTACCACCGGCTGAGATCCAGATACACCGGTTCCTTCCCATACCGCAATTCTTCCAGCATTGGTTGTTTCGACTCCGCTCATAGAAGGCGCGGTAAAGCCACCCCGTGTGTGACGACGCCGGCTGTGGCGCTTGTGCTTCTTTGTGTGACGGCGACGTCCGCCCATGTTAGTACATGCTCCGGACATTTACATCTTCGCGCGAAAAGACTCCAACGCTGCCGGGGAGGTCATCATAATACTCATATCCGCGAATCAACGCTCCAACGGGCGCATCCGCGAGTGTGAACAACGCCACAAAGTCTGGATGATGAAAGAGCTTCAGTGACTCGGCAATCCATTCCTGACGCTGGGACCAATTGGCTAGAGGATGAACAATCGTCCCGTTAATTGTCCATACATCGCATACGACAAATACATCCTTTGACAACCGAATAGTTCGAAAAATGGTATCCGAACACATCCGCTCATCCATCACGATGGTGAGCTCCTCTTGATGCCCACCCTTATCATCAATACTCAACGCGACAGCTTCACTCGAGGGTTTTCGGGTCAACAGCAACCAACCAGGCAGGCCGCTCAGTTGCGGCACCTTCAGGCTTTGCTGTGCCGCTGGGCTGCCGTTCCTCACGAGGGGCTTCCATGGGTACAGGCGTTTCATACGTGGGTACATTCACTTCCTGTTTCATCTGAGGGGACTGTGTGAAAGGGAGTGTTGACGACTGTGTGAAAGGCGGAGGCGGTGCCTGAGCAATTGGCTCAGCGAATCGGACCTGCTGAACGGGAACGGGCGGATACATCCACCGAACAACTGCAAACACAGAAACATGGATTACGATAAGCATGATCAACGATGACATTGCCATGACAAGCACATCGTATGCCTCCATTTGTTTTGCCCCTGCCTTTTCTTACTGCGGATTCCTACGCACCTCCTCAAAGTACTGCGTGTTTTCCGGTGTTTCCTCTTTCCACCTGCGAGGAGTCTTTGAATACTCTGTAACGGTTGCGAACTCTGCAGAGTAGGCGCGGGATACGACTCCTCCTGGAAAGGGTCTCTCGAAGAGCATAACTGGAGGACCCAACTGAAAAACTTGGTATGTCTTGGAATGGGTGTCGATTCGACCGCTTCCGGTATAGACAAATTTTGTTTCATACGCAGTGCCAGATGTACTTGCCCAGGCTGGTGCATCAGATGTGATCCTAAGCTCCATTCTCGACTGTATTCTTGAAGACCAGATCCTCTAAGCTAGACGCATCGCTAAGGATCTCCGTCATTCTCCGCGTTGCGAGGTTAAGAGACGCCTCGATGTCCGCCCACTCCTCCGGATCATTGGTATAGACCGTATGACGAGTCGGATGCTTGGGAAACTTCTCGATAAGCTCAGAATCTGTAGCATCCAGCATATGCATGTAGACACGCAGCTGAATGATGTCATAAACCGGCGGGGCAGTCCAGTAGCGCGTGCGGTTCTTGGAGTCCACCACGCGGTTCTGCGAGGCGACAAATCCATCTGTGCGCCCAACCAGCGTAAAGATGTCCTTTTCCATTCGCAGCATCCGCGTATTGCGCTCAGTCAGCACGACATTGCGCTCAGCCTCGTAGGTATTCAGGATCTTGTCCTCATTGTTCAGCCCACGCTTCTTCGCGACCTCTCCGCGAGCATCGGCTAGCAGCTGTGCAGCCATTACGGGCGACATGTTAGGAGTCCGGTCAATCACCTTCCGGCAGACGGCTTCAACATTCTCCAGAGTCTGCGCTACGGATGGGGCAGCAGCTACAGCCTCTGCAGCAATCTTCTTGGCAACTGCAGCAATCTCGATCTCTGATCGAACCTGAGCCCGCTCTTCAGCTGACACCTCGATTCCAGACGCCACCTTCAGATCAAGCGCATGGCTCTTAGCCTCGGCATCCCACAGAATCTTGGTCGCGTCAACCTCCTTCTCGGCGAGCGCGTCAACATTCTTGCAGTCATCCAGAGCGGCGAATACGCTCTTCTGGATGTCACGATCCTTCAGAAATGCACCCTTGAAGCTGTTCACAGGCTTGCGGTTGTGAGCCTTCTCGATTGCACCGATGATCTCAGCAGCTTGCTTATCCTTCTTGAACACCTCATACATCGTCTGGTCGACAGTCTGGTAGGGGATCTTCTTACCGATGATACCAGCCACCTGGGTGGCAGAGAAACAGGGACGGAACATTTTGACTGACACCTTATTGTGTATACTCCACCGCTTCCGTTTTCAGGTGAAGCTACGCTGCATCTTCACAATCGCGTCGATCCAACCCGGCATACCATTGAGCACGTTGGAGACCTGCATAGTCGGGGCACATGGCGTGGTGTCGAGTGTCCCTTCGCATAGCAAAGTAACTGCGGCAATCATCAGAGCCCGCTTTCCCTTATCAGCTGACGACCAGCGCAGAGAGTGGATACGATAGAGCACATCAATATGTTCCCGTGACGATGGTGGAGCATTCTTGCGAATCGCATCCCAGAAAATCCAAACCGGGTGTGTGCCGTCTGTCTTGGAGATATACTCGTCGGATCTGTCAGCAAACAACAGATTGGTCTTTGTCTGCTTCTTGTGTTCGCGGCAAAAAGTGAAGACCCACGACATCCAGTAAAGAGCCCGAGTTAGATCTCGGACATCTGCGCGAATACAATAACAGAACTCATTCATCGGCACGGCTACGGGCATGGGATCAGATGCCTTCAAAACCTGTGTGCCGTATAACCGCGAGGGAGACTTCAGGCTCTCTTGGATCGTCACCGGATCAAAGTCATGTGTAGGTTTCAGAGTAGGAAGAGTAGCCAACTTGTTCTTGCGGCATAAGGCTAGAGTTGCGGCTACTTCACACACCATCTTTCGGACATCAGGGTGATTACGAATGCGAGTCATGTTCTGAATGGGATAGCTGTCCTCGATAGGCGCATAGGTTTCGTATGCTTTGGCAAGATACAGAAACACGTTTGGCTGAGCGCGATTGATGTGAAGGGCTGCGGCTTCAAAGAGCGCAGCCCATAAACTATGCACAAGACCAGAGCAGAGCAACTCAAGAGTCCAGTAGCACGCATAGTCTGCGTGACCAAGCTGGATCGTCTGAATTAACACCTTCCGCACGTGTGCACGTGGATGTCCACAGAATGTTGTTTTTTGAAAATCAGTTACTGGGCGAGGATCTGTGATCTCCATTGTGAGCATCGTCTCCTTTTTATGAATTACCCTGACGCAACCCGTTCGACTTTTCTGAATATACCTGCAGTGTGTTTTGTTATCTTTCGAGTGGGCGCTCCTCCGCTAGGGGGAGCCGGCGCCGGCGCCTTCTTAGTGAATGTGCTCCCGAGAACCCAGATCGTGTATAGCAGCGCGAGGACTACAGCGATATTAAGTCCAAACATCATCCACGCCCCATAATCAACCGCTTGTTCGTGGACACGTTTGTTCTTGTTAATCTGGTTCTGAATATCAGAAATCTGTTTGTCGAAGGTGCCAACCGAATACTCTAGGTCATCCTTCACAGAGAAAAGGTTATCCTTGACAGTTTTGATAAGATCAAGAGTATCCTGTTGTTGGTTTGATTGATTCATCAAGAAACGATACTCCTCCACAAACCGATCAGTAGCGGTATCCAAGTCCTTTTTGATTCCTTTATTGCGAGTATAGTCGGCAGCATCTGAGTTACCCGTTACTGACAGATAGTTCGCAGCTGCTGCATCAACCGTGACTTGATCCTTGCCGGCGGCTGCGAGGACAGCCGCAGAGGCAGCCGCTATCTCCTTGTCGTGGTCAATATTTCCATGCGCAATAACCATTTCCGCTTTGAATCGATCAAACTCTTTGGTATACCTGAGATGGGCTTCTTTATCTGTTGACGCTAAACTATCAATTGAGAATGGATTGGTGTCGGGTCGCTGGACAACTGGGAGTGGAATAAGATGAACACTTACTTCTGGATCATCTTTGCTGACACACCGGGGTGCGCCACCTACGAGACGTAGTTCAAAATTGTCTTTTCCACTAGGATCTATGCAGGATATCACACATGTGAAAGGCGCGCCAGGTGTGGGTGTTGCCTCCGTCGGACACTTGAACTGCTGATTCCCCATTATCTATTGGAGAGATAGATTGCGAGTGAGAGTCCAACACACATCGTAATAAATGCAATACCGTGGACAGTCTCAGCCGAGAACAGCATATACTCGAAGAGACACAGGACAACGAAGAAGAGGCATATTTGGAGAACCCGAATGTCTTTCGCAGAGATCTCTTTGATGCTAAGACGTTCGTTCATGATATCAACCTGTGGCTGCGTCGGGGGGCGAAGAGGCTTCAATGTTTCGATCGCTTCGGTGTATGCATTTGTAAGACCAGCTGATGATTGGATACGCCCATGATTCGCTTGCACATCACTATCCGAGCTCTCGGATGCCAGTCTATCTGCTGCGTCTTTATCCTTCTGGACCTGCTTTGTGACCACGATGAAATCCGTCAAAAACCGAGACTGCTCGGCTGTAAATACGGAGTTATCTGCGCCCTGTGCAACCGGCTGCAGCTTAACAGAATATCTGTTATCTTTTCCAGACACACATTTCTCCACACCCTGATCGCTGATATACTTATAGTCTGTAGGGCATGTGACACGGCACGTATTTGCTACTCCGATATCAAACCCCGATGGGCAACTCATTACTTATTCGCAACAAACGGTCTGAGCCCACCAAAGACTGTGTTAACGAAGCGAGCATCCAATGTAGATTCTTGGCTCTGTCCGAGACGAGCATACGGCTTGCCGAATGCCTTAGTGTTGTCAATATACGGCGCAACTGTCGCCGCCATGCGGACGAAGCGAGTATACTCTGAGGCATCCACTCCGCGCATGTGACGCTGTGTTGTATCGCGACCAGGCTCAAAGAAGGATTGCGCGACCGGCATTTTATTACTCCTACAAGATAATGGTTGGGTGGCTCACTGCCCTGTTGTTTACACTGATCGCAGTGTCAACGCTCTCAGTTAAAGAGCATGCCAATGTCCTGACTGCACCCACTCCTTCGGGAGAAGCCGCTGCATCGATCATTAACTCAGTATCGCCGGACTTTCAGGCGCTGCTCGATACGTATGCCACGAGTTACTATACGTATCGGAGGAACGGCGATGTGGCAAACAAGTCGGTGGCTGATATGAGTGCAGCTCATATTCAAGAGAACCTCGAAGCGATGCGGGCACAAATTCAAGAGAACCAGGGGTATATCCAGTCGTTCTTAGATGAGTATCAGAATGCAAACCCAGATCTTGACCGACTCCACCAGAAGTCACAAAAGATGCAGGTAGAAGGACCGCAGATGGCAGATAAACTGGTAACCTCTGCACAGGATCTATCTCGTCCGATTGATTTCACCGGTATCATGGTGCGTGTGGTTGTATTGATGTTACTTCTCGGCGCAGCGTTTGCGATCAAGTCTTCCTCGCAATGACAATGACAAGACCAACACACGCAATTAAAAATCCAAGTCCGTAGATTCTCAGGTTACCATTCGCAGCCAAATCCTGCTGCCGATGAATCCGACGAAGAGTCTCGAGTTTATCCGTAGCAACCAAAAGACCGTTGTAGTCGCGTTGGATCTCCATGATCCTCTCAATAAGCTCGTCCTGAGACGCCCCTCTACCAGTTTGCTCTGCTAGCTGCAGCATTTCCGATAGTGTTTCATTCATCGCAGCCTTTGCCTTTGCAATTCCTTCGATCGTGCCTGGGCTTGCATCGTTTACATCAAGGGCATTCGAAACAAGGTTATCATAAACCGTCTTCTGCTGTTGGAACTTTGACTCCAAATCTTCCATTGTATTCAAGCAACATTTACGTCGGCTACACAATACCGGTAGTAAATGCACTTGCCTACGGTATCGCTGTGGCGAGTGATCTCGATAATATCTCCCGGAACTGCTCCAATGAGCCGAGCCTGGATATCCTGGGAATCAATCCAAGGCAGCTGATCCTCGGGCTTCAGCACCCGGTTCTTATCAAGCACCACCTTCGCCTCCTCTGGAGACAGAATACGATGCGGCACAGACATCCGGTGAGTTGTGATGTCCATCTGCAGCTCGCGGATATGGAAGAACAGAATGCCCTCCTTTGCATGGGACTTGATCGAGTTCAACACATTCTCAGACGGCTTCGATAAGGACACGATCACGATACCATTCGTATACTTATTCTCCGTAGCATACTTCAGGTAGGTGTTGACATCGCGGTCAAGCATCTTGTCCTTTTGACTGAAGATCACAAGTGCGCTTCCCATCGTGTAGACGTTCGCATCCTTGAGATCTGTGCTCAGACTCACTGTCTCCGTGCCTAGCTTACGACGATCGAAGAGTGTGCGAAGAGTTGCGATGGCTTTGTCCTCCATTGTGCTTCCCTTTCTCCTACCAACGGAAAGAGTTCGTTTTTTATCGCCCGAGAAGACAATGCTTCATATCGTAGCGCTTCTCGTAGCCGTATTTGTGCTGTCCTATGTGTGGCAGTTGTCGGGTGCACAGGAGAAGTTCCAACCCGAATTACTTGATCGTTCTCAGGCTCAGAGAACACAGAATGTCGAACACTCATCCTATGAACAGCGGACCAACCATATGCCCGGTATGTCATTCGTAGAAGCTGCAACAGGATTGACTACACCTTTCCGCGTAAATGCATATACAGCCCTGCGGTGAGAAGACACAATGATCCATGTAAAACAGAAAATTCCAAAAGCATTGAGAGAACAGGTTTGGCTTTCGAAAGTGGGTCGTAAGTTTGATGCAAAGTGTAAGATTGTTTGGTGCGCGAACAAGATGACAGTCTTCGACTATCAATGTGGTCACAATATGCCAGAGAGCAAGGGGGGCGCGATGACAGTTGAGAACCTTGTCCCTATTTGTTCTCGGTGTAACCTCAGCATGAGTAACAAATATACCATTGACGAGTGGAATGCAAAGTATGCATCTACAAATAGGGTTTGGAGGTTATGCCAGTTCTTCTGGAAGTCCTAGATTATGAAGGCAGGACCCATAAAAAGAAATTAAATAAATAATCTCCCACTCCTGAAGCTGTGCACAACCTTTCTTAAAGGAGTTCCAGAGTTTCACACATCCGGAAAGACACGTGACATAATCACCTGCCGCGAAGCTTCCGCGAATCAATAGTCGGAGTGGCTCAGATGCCCGCTCTTGAATCCAGTTGTAGTTCGTAACCATCTCAGTGTAGTCACCATAGTAGACCTCAAAAATCTCGGGACTATCGAAGTAGACGGGGCTATACAGCTGTTCATCTGCATGCCCAACACCGAGATCGAGATAATACATGAACTTGTTCTCAATCTCATCGCAGAACCTCTTCATATAATCAGCGCGCCCCGTAAAGAACCCACTACACATACTACACCGCCCTGTCCGAAGTGCGCTAATAAGTTGATCTTTCGGAATGTAGTCGATGTAACATGTAGAGAACTTATCGCGAAACCCGGAGAAGACACGGGGGAGCTCTTCAACATTTTTTGGACCCATGCGCTGAATGCAGATATTCAGCCATGCAAAATGAGTCGACCCAAATGGATTCTCGGCGATCACCTGCTTGAGCATGGCATACCTCGCCATACAGAGTAGGTAATATGATGCGGTATTACGATCATCATAACTTGGGTTGGTGCGACGATTCTCAAGAATCTTATTCCGATATTTGGTGAGCGTAAAGTCTTCAAACGAAACCGGAATGAACTTTGTCTTCTCCATAAGATGGGCTGGACGAAGCGCCTTCAGATCGGAGAGTGTATCTCGCTCGCAGAATACAACCAGATTCTGGTCAAGATTCATCGTAGCGACAGCACTCTCCAGATAATGCGTTGCAGGACGAGCTTTAATACTCGGGGATGCATCTGGCATCTTAGTGAGATCAAAATAGCCAGTTACAACTGTCCACGAGTTCATTAATTGGTTACACGGTAGTCTAGTAAATCATTAATGGCATTTTACATTAATCTCGATCGCCGCACGGATCGCCGCACGCAGATCGAAAAGGAATTTGCAGATAGGGGATTGAATGTTGAGAGATTTAGAGCAATAGAACACTCTAGTGGAATCGTAGGGTGCGGACTCTCACATATCGCAGTTCTCAAACTTGCTCGAGAACGTAACTATACTTCAGTTATGATATTTGAAGATGACTTCATGTTCCTTGGTTCAGATACTAGTTGGATTGGAAATATCCCCGCATCATACGATATCATAATGCTAGCCTACGGTGAAATGGAACCATCGACGCCATATGATAATGTATTCAATCGTGTCAAAAAGGTTCACTCTGCAAGCGGGTATATCGTTCATTCTCGATTTTATGACGCGTTGATTTCGCATTGGGAGGAAGGTGTGTATAGACTTCAAGCGACGGGTAGCCACTGGATATACGCATTAGATATGTACTGGAACTTGCTAAGTGATCGATGTGAATGGTATCTATTCAAGGAGAGAATTGGTAAACAGAGATCGGGCTTTAGTGATATTGTGAATTCATTTGTTGATTACGGATGCTAATGGAATAGCGAGTATAGAATCATTGTGATCGCCCAAATACCAGTCACAACTCCAGCCAAGACTTTCAAGATACGCCCATGTATTCACTTCCCAAGTAAGCTTTGGCATTTTTGGATATTCTCTACATTGAAACTCATGGAAGGAACGCAATGACTGAATGTCACCAAGAAAGAATCCGCCACAGAATCGCCAATTAACAGAGTCCCATAGCACCTGCTTATCCCAACATCCGGGAATATACATACATGTTGCTGGATACCCCACATTACTTAACCTCTTGAGCTGATCAATCGATTGATCTGTCAAGACGTGAAAGATATTGAAGTCAATCCACGCATAGTGAGTCGATGAATGTTTGCCCGAATTGATTGCACGATTGACAAGCTCAATCTTAGAATTTATAAGAATAAGAAATTTCTGTGTATCCTTGATTTCATTCCGAACGTCAGGCAGACCACTCGGAGACAGATGATATGTATCCAGGTCTTCCAATTCTATTGTTTCAATTACACCATTTGTTACATGAATCTTATCCTCGTGCTCTGGACTGATGAAAACATGTAAGCGAACACCTGTGTCATTGAGCTTCTTGAAAAATTCGATCCGTTTCTCTGGGCTTCGATATGAATTAACCTCATCGTGCAAATCGATAAATGCGGTTACAAATGTGATCATTGTGTATAATGACCGCGAATGCTTTTAAATGTCTGATCTTATGATCATTCTACCGGTAGTTGATATTGCACTGGTATTGCTGTAGACTGTGTTGAGTTCATCCCGCGAATAAATGGTATTTTTTACATACCATGGGATATGTTTGGCGGTAAATCTACCCGCAATACGAATACGAATAGATTGATCTCCATTTTTATCATGTAATGCGAACGTAGTATCGGTTTCTGCATTATATATTTCGTACTGATCATCTGTCACACGATGTTTCCAGAACTGACATTCTTGCTCATAAATTGTTCTTCCTTCGCAATAGATAGACTGATACATTTCTTTGAAATCTGAAATATCAAGAGCAAAGCCAAGCTTTGAACACCGATAACGATCAGCAATTGCACACATCTGTTCAATGAAGTCGGACGGAAGATGTGGATTGAATTGCAAATCTGGATCTGTTAGAATGAAACGATCAGGCATGGAGTTGTAAACATCAACATTAACCCAAGGAGCAACCCAAGGGCCCGAATTGGTAGAGTTCCAGATAACTGGTACAGATACCCCCTGCAAGAATGCTATAGTATTTGAATCGGTGGATTTACTGTCCATAATATAAACCTGCTTCAAGTATTTTGGATTGCATCGCTCAATTTGCGCTAGCGTATTCTGGACATACTTATAGTTATTGTGACATACAATGATAATCGGTATACTCATTTACATTTCAGTTTAAATTATGTGAAACCTCAATTGACGTATTAGCATCAAACTTTGTTTCACTGTTATGAAATCGGATAACACCAGTTCCAGACCAGTGTCCCATATGGGTGATATTGATCTTGTCCTCCAGAGGAATCTTCTTCCAGAACCTCTCGCGCATGTTTTCAAAGAACCAGATATCATCGCATACAACAAACCCCTTATAATTAACACTTTTTAGCCACATATAGAACTCAAACTCACGGGTGCCCTCGTGGGGATCAATATCAAGAAAGATGAATGCACTATTTAGGATCTTTGATTGCCACCTTGAACGAACATTCCAATCCCAAAGATCCTCCAATACATACCTAACATTATCAATCACCGGAAGTCTGTAATTGTGCATAATATCGAACGAGTATACCATGTTCTCTGGATTCCATGCCAATGCGAGGGCAGATGCTCCCCGGTGCGTGCCAATATCAAAAATATCACGCCCCTTATACATGCTCGAAAGCTGTGCCAGAAGCCTGTAATGTTCATTACCACATTCTCCGCGTACTGCAGACCACTCTATGTCGGTATTAACATACTTAAGCTCGGCAGCGGAGAAATTAATATTGGCAAGTTCGGCGCGGGTAATCAACATTATGCTTTTTATCACTTACGACGTTCTTAAGCCTTATTAATAATGATCACAGTTGAATTTGCAGGGGGTCTAGGTAACCAACTCTTCCAACTCGCAGCAGTTGATCACATTAGCCGAAGGACTGGGCGCGCCAGTGTCATCGAACGTGCCGGCGAGTCAGACCATTCGAGAGAGAACTATTTTAACTCTCTGTTTGGAGATTGGAGAATCACACAGAATCCACCTGCATTTCCTCTGAATATCCAAGAATCATCTTACGTATTTTCTGATTGGAGAAGTGCACTGGCAAACCCACACAATGTTCGGATTCATGGCTACTTCCAGAACTGGCAGTATGTAGACCAGTCCTTCAAGGAGCGACTGCGGTTCGACACCGGGATCCTTGCGAAGTATCCGGATATTGGTAGCAAAGTATTTATTCATGTGCGCGGTGGCGATTACGTCAACCACTGGATGCATGATTTGAAGCTTGATGAGTATTACCGCAGAGCGATTGCAGAGTTCCCCACGGATACTCAGTTTGTTATCTTTACCAATGATGTCCTGTATGCACAAACTCGTCCGTGGATCGGTGGAATTCAATACGCCTTCATCCATGAGAATGAACTTGACACTCTGCTTCTTATGAGCAGGTGCGCCGGGTGTATCTGTCCAAATTCTAGCTTCTCTTGGTGGGGGGCATTCTTGAACCCAAACAGAAAAATTGTGATGCCCGACAAGTGGTTCAACGATCCAAGTGTTTACATTGATGGCTATTACTTTCCAGGTGTCATCAAATGTCCAGTGTAGGAATCTTGGGCGGCGGCGCCGCCGGCATAGTTCCTGCAGCACGGTGCATCAGCACCTCATCCCAGAACTCACACAGGGCTGGGAGATGGCGAGGCAACCAGGTAACATCTTTGGGTAGAAACTCTTTCTTTGTCGACATCAGCTTCCAGTAGATATATTGCGGTTCGCGATCTGTGACCTCTGCCTGCCACTCGGATAGCAGCATGCATGGAGGCTTGTAATCGACGGTCTGGTCGTCAAAGACCGCAAAGACTCCTTTGGTCTCAGTCGAGTTAACCCACTCAGACGAGAAGATCTGCTTGAACCGAAACTCGACATATTCACATTCGTCAATGCCCGTGCACTCCATTTGCATCTGCATCTGGTGCACGTAGGCATCCGGAATCCCCTCGGTCTGTGGGCGCGAGATTGGGCACTTGAACTCGACGAGGCGACCGCGGCGGCGAACATCCTCTGGATCATTCGGAAAGATGATACCATCTGGAGATGCACCAAGAAATGTGTGGACTGAATGCTGGACACAGGATACATCCACAATTTGACACCGGGTCTCAGCCTCATACATTGCCTTTGCGATCGGCTCAAATCGTGTCCCCCAAATCAATGCTGAAATCGGATGACTGCCTGTTGGCTGAGGAGGCTCGAGCTTGCGAACAATCAAAGCTCGCCGAGTTTCTCCTCCAGTAAAGACACCGGAGACCTCAGAGGCTGTCACCATCTCACCGCGCTTGGCATGCCAGGCTGATGTGCGCTGGTCATTCATGCCGTAGACCCTGATCGTTCTGCGGACACACCGGTCACGTGTCCACGTGTGTCCAAGTGGTCCCTTCATCGCCTCTTCGGCAGCTGACAACACATACCTGCGAGCCTGTGTATAGCTAACCGAAGGCGCGAGTAATGTGATCAGCATAGTCAACGGCTTCAGACGATTCTTCATGTGGGTATACGGCGGATCTTTGAGCCATTCAGCTACGACAGACTCCATGTTGCGTTTGTTTATGCGTCGCGTTCGAAAACTCATTTTCAGTGCTGATACATAGGATCGATATGGAGACGATTCAGAGCAAGGAGCAGTGGGTTCTTCACCGCCTTGAGAAGTTCTATGCCGACCCCGACAATTTCCGCCGCGTGGAAGAGATTCTTACAGGCAAGTCTCGACTGAGCCTACGTCTTCTGGATTGGTTTGTTACCAATTACTCAAAGAAGCATAATGTTTCTTTCATGGCTAAGGGAGACCATCACGTCATTGTGTATCTGGTCTACAAGTCCCATCTCAAGGCGTACAACAAAAAGATGTTTGACCCGTTCTGCAGATGGAAGAGAATTCAGTTCCGCGGGCTGGATACCACAGTGGGGCAGCTGAACTTCTTTGAGTGGGTGATTCAGGATGAGGTGCTTGAGTATCTGGATACGCATTATGATGACATTCATGCAGATATGGAGGCATGCTCGCAGGTGATTCAGCCCAAAGATGGTGAGCGTCGCAAGCGTCATGAGCTTAGCCGCTCGGCTACGAAGTCCATTCGACACCACGATGTCACGGTAAAGGTTACATTCGAATAATCTGCCAACTGAACAATGTTCTCGACGATTGATCGGTCGGTGGTCTATCCGATAGGCACGGACATCACAGAGCACGATATCAATATCGTGTCCGATCTCTGGACTATGGCTGGACGGCAGGTCTACCGGGGTGCACGTGATCCGAATTATACGCATGCGAATGTCTACTGGTTGTATGAGCAGGATGACCTGGATCGGGTTGGCTTGACTGAGCACAGCCTTGAAGACAATGCAAAGATGGAGTTGTTGTGGTATAAGGACAATGCCTTTGGCACTCTCCTCCAAGAGGATGGGTGGGAAGAGGATGAGACATTTTGGAGTAAGATTCCCGACAATGTTCACGAGCAATGTTTGGCTGAAGGATGGATCACGCCGACAACAATCCTGGAGAGGTGTCTCCGTAGCAATATGCGCTTGGTAAATGTGGACATGCTAAAGAAGATGCCGATGGTTCACTCATGTGAGAAATGCAAAAAGGTGTCTCTTGTTCCATTTGAGTGTGCAATGAGTAAGGCTCTTGACTTCCCTGAAAAGGAAAAGGTGTTTTTTATTGATGAGCGAATGATTTGTCACACCCCCCCGGAGGGATCCTCGGTTTGGTCTTTACTTGGTTTCACTGAACCGCAGTTGCCTTCCGAGCCTTCTTCGGAGCACCGGGAGCAACCACCGGTGCTGGCGACGGAGGAGGTGTCTGTGTCCGCGGCTTAACCTCCTCATGCGTCTCCTCCTCATCCTCAGCTGGGAACGCATCCGCAACCGGCATATCCAGCTTAGCCGGCTTGTCCTCCTCGTCATCCTCGGGCTCCTTGATGTCGGCGAACGCAGCCTTCGCGCCAACACGCGACGGCGGGAACACCTTCGCAAGAACCACGCGCCATGTCACACCAAAGCCCGTGCCGGTCACATACACACTCGGTGCAAGAACCATGCGACCCTCGATACGCTTGGCAAACACCTGCTCCAGATTGTCCTCGGTCAGAACAATCGCGTTACCCTTCTCATCAACCGCGTCCATCCCAACCTGTCCATCCCAGATCGAGATCTTCATGCGGAGCGAAGGCGGATACTTGCCATTCGGAACCCACTCACCATTGACCTTCTCAACGCTAGGCGTGAGAATGGGCTTCATGGTCTCGCGCAGAACAGCCTCGGACTTCGCCTTACCGAACCACTTGCCTGAGTTGGACACCGAGTGCTGAATCAGCTTCTCCTGGATGTCCAGACAGAAGTTGTAGAATGCACCGACATCACTGCCATCCGTGCTGCGCTCCTTGGCATATGTGTCGCAGCCCTTCAGCGAAGCCAGCAGGCTGTAACTACGCTTACCCTGTTCGTCCTCACGAACGACAACACCCGCGGGATAGAAGATACGAGGAATGCGGACCTGCAGTGACTGCCCATTATACTTGAGAGGAACAGTCTTGCCACCAGCCTTGTTCGGACGAATATCGCCGATGCTGACGCGGGAGATCTCCAGGTTCTCGGAAGGGATGATTGCAGTGGTGGCCATTTTGATCGTGTGTGAACTCCATAACCCTGCCGAACGACGGATTCGTTTTCCGCGCAGGTTTCCAGTTTTCAAGATTGTAAACAGAGTAAGCAATGGCTCAGTGTGCAGCTGTGAGAAACAAGAAATCTGATCTACAATGCACCGCAGGTGCTTTGCTTGGGTATACGGTATGCGGTATTCATGCAAGATCGACTAAAGTTAGACTATGGGCAGATGTTCATAAAGAGAAGTTTAAGGGACTTGTGAAGATACAATCCCTGTGGCGAGGGTGGTGTGTAAGGAAAGTCATTGTAATGGCGGGACCCGGTGCACTTCGGCGCAAGGACTGTGTCAATGATGAAGATCTGAGCACTCTTGATGACAAGAATCGTCAAAGTCCATTCGAGTATTTCGGGTTGAAAGAAGGCGATAAGATTTGGTGGTTTGACTTCGCAACTGCCTGGGAGTGGTTCACGAGGTCAGTTGCTCCAACCAATCCCTATACGAAGAATCCTATTTCTTACACAGATCTTACAAGATTACGCAAGTTACACCTCTACCGCCGCCGACACAGGTGGTCTGTTCCTCCGCCGCCCACAGACCTAAAAGACAACATTGTTCGTCGCTGGACGATTCTTTCGCATGTATTTCGGGGATACGGGTTTGAGGATATTCATCCACAGCAGTTTGCCAACTTGACTCGAGAGAACTTGCGCGTCGCGTTTCGGTTTTTGGCTGATGACTTGGCTGCAATGCCCCGTCAGAACAGACGTGTATCTGCTATGACGGACAGAGGACTTGCATACACCGCAAATTCAAGCGCGACGTATACTATTAACACACTGAACTTGATGACGATTATGTTGACCGATACGCAGTCCTATGACATTGTCTTTTTGTTATTGTCTGCCCTTTACCGATGTTAGACAGTTCCGTTCGGGCAGTTGCAGGTATGATTCGACGCATCAAAGACTCCTCCTTGAGCTTCACATGCTGCCTTGATTGCGGCGTCTGTGAGCAGATTTGTTCGTGCGCACATTCCTTCGCGAGGGCGAGTGAACACGTATGCAATAATTACCCCAGTCACAAGAAGCAGAAGCGTCTTCGCATACATTATTGTTACAGCCGACTAAAAAATGGATTTTACAGATGGTAGGACATAGGGGTAGGCAGGATGAATATCTTCTTCCTATCTCTCGATCCTGACGAAGCGGCTCGCCTTCACTGCGATAAACACGTAGTGAAGATGATCTTAGAAACAGCACAGCTCTTATACTGCGCCCACTGGGTGTATGAATCCCCCTTGCCCAACGGAGCTTACCGCAAGACTCATCCCAATCACCCGTCGGCTCGCTGGGTTCGCGAGTCGTTAGCCAACTACACCTGGTTATGCCGCCTCGGACTGGCGTTGTGTGCAGAGTTTACGTTCCGTTATGGCAAGATCCACAAGACACAAGCACATCTGGAGTGGCTCGCCGCACATACACCTGTTACCCTTGTCGACATCGGGTGGACATTGCCTCGGCTCGCCATGCCGGATGAATTCAAGCATCAAGACCCCGTAATTGCCTATCGATTATACTATGTTGGCGCAAAGGTGCGTTTATTGTCCTACACAAAACGTCTTCCACCCGATTTTCTCAAAGAAGCGGTTTACATGACCGCCGGAGGTAAGAGTATACCAGCGCGTTAGAAATGTCCTCCTCTTCCTCTGTCAGTAAGGCAAACAAGATGCCCGCTAAGAAGTCTGATGTCAAGCCCGTTGTCGCCGCTACTGCCCCGCCCGTCGCCGCGGCGCCTCCGGCTGCCCCTGCCAAGGTCGCCAAG